CGTTGGCCCTGCGCATGGCGTCAAAGTGACCAAAGTACCTTAACTTTTTTTGAATCCATTCAAAGATCCGCCAGAGTGAGGCTTATCCTTAGACTGTTGACCGCTTTTAAAAGCCTCGTGAGCGCTATTAATCGCATCAATAACAACCTGCTCGCGCAAAACACGCCGGCCTTTTTTCAGCTCAGCAACCTTTAAAATAATCTCGCGCGGCACGCGAACGCTTAAAGTTTGTATGTCTTCCATTTGTTAACCTCTTATTGTGTTGTGTGTATCTGATTAAATTTTGGCGTGATGTCTTTGCTGTGATCATCCGGCACATAGTTAATTACTTGATGGTCGTGCGAGTGTTTGTGTTCTACAGCTTTGCGCTTTGGGTAAACGTAAGGCATAAGCTTGTGATAACAGTCTGCGGCAAGTGCTAGCTCGCCTTTGTTCTCAGCTTGCTTAGCTATTCGCACTAGCCCCTCGATCAGATCACAATCTAATTGCTCTAATCGCTCGATCATTTCAACCGTTCGTTTATTAGGCACGCCAGGCTTGCGCCCGCCGAATTTTTTACCGGTCGTGTTTGCCATGTCTATACGCCCATCAATTTTAAAACTTTAAAATAAATATAAGAGGCTTATAGCACTATAGTGCTGTTATGTCAACAGACACAAAAAAAGGGCCATAATCGGCCCTTTGGGTGTGGCGTATCTTTGCAATGCCTTGCTTTGCCCTACAGTGCCGTGCTCTGCGCTGAAATGCGTTGCATTGAAATGCAGTGCTCTGCGGTGCGCTGCGCTGCATTAAAACCTAAAAAAGCGCTTTATGCCTGTCTGAAGCATCCCTAATGCTTCTCTGCTTAACGTGAACCCTTGTGCTAACACTAGGGCTTTTGAACTCTTTTGGCGTGTTGTCATAAAGTCGCATTGCTCGCTTTAACTTACCGTCTGCTGACTTCATGTATTTTTTAACCTGCTCTGAATTCTCACTTGGCAATAACACCCGGTAAGAATCCCCAACAGAAGCAAAATATTTACCTTCACCAATAAGCCGACCGCGAATAAAATCAGCCACGTTAAGCTCTTTTAGAGCGGCGTTTTTAAAGTCCTCTCGTGTTCCAGTTTCAGGCAATTCAATACCGGCAAGACTTCTTAAAACGCTGGCATCAAATGTTGAGCCATAATCAAGCATTTTTCTATTTTTCAATTCATTAAATATTTCTATCACGTAACCCCCAGTGAAGCCCGTCCGTATGTAGGCCTAAAGTCACCAAAACCATTAAAACGTGCGCCATATTCAGCAACACGCACCAAAGTTTCCTCATCAATTATTGAGTCATCAAATTCAACGCCTACTGAAAAGCTCCAATTCTCAAACATTGGAAACGCTTTCATAACTTTAACTTGGCCCTGCTTCGTGGGAAAAAGCCACCTAAACTCACTATTCCCGATAATATCCTGCTTATTTTTAACTTTGTTGCTGCCTGGATATTCCAGTGCAACAAAATCGGAAATAGGAAAAAAACCGCTGCGAATTTCAGCCTTGGCTATTTTTGCCAGCTTGTGTGAAACCTTGCAAACTGAGGCAGTGATCCATGTGGTGGGTATTACAACCTTGTTATCATGCCAATAAAGTTTTGCGGAAACTTCAAGGTCATATCGGTGAAGTATATCTTCCTCGGTTTTAGTGCGCTTTTTATTTATTTTTTGAAGTTCTTTGCTGTAGTGGTTTAGCGGGTCTACACACTGAGGATTGTTTAAGATTATTGAATTGATACCGGAGTATTTAAAGGTAAGAGTCTTAATCATTTTAATGTTCCATTTAATTTATTAAAACAACACCGATATGGTGTTGAGTGTGGCGTATCTTTGCGGTGCGATGCTGTGCTTTGCGGTGCTATGCCTTGCATTGCAATGCTATGCTGTGCGTTGCCATGCACTGCACAAATAATCCCATAAATTAATAATAATGTCTACGCAACAAAATAAAAAACCCCCAATGTGGTTTACAATGGGGGTTTAGGCTTATCTTTGCTCTGCCCTGCGCTGCCTTGCATTGCTTTGCTTTGCTATGCATTGCGTTGCTGTGCACAAATAATCCCACACCCACACAAAACAATCAAGCACAAAAAAGCCCGCGCTGGGCGGGCTGGTCTTTAAAAAGTGCGGGGTTGTGTGGCGTCTAGTCGCCCAGCTTATATAGCTCCATACTGCTTCAATAATAACCTTGTTATGTCGGGGTCTTTAAGTAGAGCTTTCTTGTATTCTTCAACGTCCTGCATATTTTTGGGTTTTCTAGTTTTATACTCCACATGTACCATTTTCCCAACTCTGCGAACCTCCTTGTCACCACACAATAGAATTGCTGGCGTTAAAGACGTTGGCCCTAAGTCGTCCACTTCTCTATCACCCACAATTGCGGGTATCGGTTTCGATATATGATCAAGCCACTTTGCTATTATATCCTCAACGGTGGCGGCTTCATATTTATGAAATACGTGCATATCGTACATTCCATGAATTGATACTCTATCTCTACACTACCCCCTTTAACCACCTGCCCAAAATCTATAGTTATAGGCCGAAAGTTTTTATCATCCACCCCTATGCGCTGAGCTATACCGTCAAGTTCACCCTTGATGCTCGCAAGCAAGTTATCAAGATCATAGTGTCTCTTATCTGGCGGGTTAAAAATAACAGTCATTGCTAGGCGCTTAGTGTTAATTTTTGGCAGCCCTGCCGACAGCATAAAACCAACACGTTTGCGTTTTTTTCTTGCTTCGTGCAGAACTCGCCAGTTAACGCGCGCGTTCGGGCTGCATTTTTTATCGGGCCAAGGTAGTGATACTTTCATAATAATATTGCACACCATTTTTCCAAGTTGGTAAATATGGTTAGAAAGCCTCCCACGGCCCAGACTCACATAAGCCATCATGATGAAAACAATTGCACCCAAGGCACCAACCATGTTCCATGCATATCATGCGTATCTCCTGTAGTCTTTCTGTTTCGGAAAGTGTTCGATCCCAAACAACCTTAATTTCCTCTAAAAGATTCTCATACATTGATCGATCATTCTGACTTCCACTCACCTATCATTTCCTCTATTTTAACAGCGTCCTCGAACGATACGGGTTTCATAAACGCATTCTTGCAAACCCACTTGCCATCTTCATTCTTGTACCAACCCTGCTTTTCTAGCTCTAGCTGAATAGCTATGGTTGGTTCCTTTTTGGAACTATCCATTTTTTACCTCTTTATTAGTTGCAGTCCTATACCACCCGCGAGGACACTTAGTAAACTCTACATGCGACACCCGATCCCCCCACCTATATTTTAAATCTCTCAGCCAAGCTTTTTGACAGCCAAAGGACCGGGTGTCTATTATCTGGATCTTATTATTATCTAGCGTTATTGTTGCTACTATCATTAGTTTTATATGTCTAATCTTTTTATTGATTTGTCGTCAGCTATGATTTTATACCTATCATTTACATCCTCACCTTGACATATAAATTCACCAGAAAAATATAAACCAACCGGTTACACTCCTTTAATAGATAGACCTATTTTTTCTACAATTTGGGGGACTACTGCATTACCTAATCCTCTAATTCTGTCCACCCTGTTGGGTATCCCATCAACCACTCGACCCACTCCGGGTTCAATTGGCCACGGCTCCCATGTTCCGCTACCGATTTTTCTAAGTTTCTGTTTTTGTCGTTTAATCTTTCCGCTGATGCTGCGCCGGTCATCCGGGCCCTTGGAGTCGGCCATAGTTGGGCATAACGTGTTAGGGTCATCTGGCAATGCTTGCCGGTCTTCTTTGAGTAGTTCCGAGCATTTTTCTTTGGTTCGTGGCTGAGCTCCGGCATCGGTCCCGACTCTTGGGCGCTTGGCGTTGGCAATAATCCACACTCTGTCTCGTCGGTGGGGCGCATCGATGGCACAAGCTGGAATAACAAGCGCCCTTGCGGTGTAGCCTTCACTTTCCAAGTCAAGAAACACGCTGTCGAGCCCCATTGTGACGTGACCAGTAACGTTTTCAGCAATGACCCAAGCGGGTCTTGCCTGTTTAACAACTCTAAACATTTCCGGCCATAGGTGGCGGTCGTCTTTATGTCCATTTCGATTGCCTGCATTGCTGAATGGCTGGCATGGGTAGCCGCCGGTGATAACGTCAATTCCTTTGTATTCATTACCGTCTAGCTCCCTTATGTCATTATGTATTTTAATACCTGGGAAGTTTTTTCGAAGTATTTTTTTACAAAAAGGGTCACTTTCACAAAAGGCCAATGTTTTAAACCCTGCCCTATGAAGTCCTAAGCTAAATCCTCCTATCCCGCTAAATAAATCTAAAACATCCATCATCAACCCCCCGCCATTTATTTAAAAATAAAGAAACCTTATTTTTTTGCTCCAGTTGGGGGTTTTTTTATTTTTTCGTCGTTGTCGTAGTCATCTTGACATATCCCGTATTTATTGCCTTTATCTAAAGCTAAGGGATAGCCTAAAGATTCAAAAAGCCTAATGTTTTTTTCAAACCATGCCCGATCCGCTACAATATGCTGCGGCTCCTTTATTTCTATTTTTTTCATTCGGCGCACCCCTTTAGCATGTCTTTAATATTTTTGATTCTACGCCTCGCTACTTTCGGGTCAGTTATTTTTGACTGCGTTAAATTTCCTATAGCTTTTTGATCTTTTCTTGTGTCTGTTAACTGTAAAATTTCCCTTTGTGCCTGTTTGCTTGTGATCCATCCCCGCGCTTGAGCGCTAAAAACTGCCTGCTCTTTTGCCATTCTTTTTTCGTCAGCGTCTAGCCCAGTTGCGTATGTCATCCAAAAACGCGCGCGCTTTTTTAAAACTTTTGCGGTAGCAAGTTGTTGTCTGTAAACCTCAGTAAAAGCCATACGCGCCGCTACTAAATCACCCCGCTGTAAACTGTCGTCGCAAGCAGCTAATGCGGCCATTATTTCATCAGTTACATATGCCGTATCTTGCTCAGTTTTTGGGCATGCGTTCCAGGCCTCCTCAGCGCTCGGGTGTCCTAACGGATCTGGCAGGTAGGCCGTGACCTTGCTTGGCTCTAAACGCCCGCGAGATTCGATTACAGCGCGTTTCAGAGCTTCTTTGAATGCATCAATGGAATAGTCGACAAATAGATCAAACCAAAAAATGATTATCTCATCTTCCGAGCTCCCGTTTTTTGTTAGTAGAGCGATTTTAAGCAGCTCGTAAAACTCTCTTTTATCACTGTCTAACATGTGTAAACACCCCGTCGTAAATGTTGTGTGTTGCGTCGCCGTTTGTAATATCCCTACCGTTTAACCAGTTGTCTATGCCGTTGTCTTTTGCTGTCGTTGCCCCAAGCGCGCCGACGTACTGCGAAAATTTACTTTCCCTAAAAATTGTTTGCGGCCTGAGGTACTGACTCATTTTTGGGTCACTGCCCCAGGCTCTAACCCGGTCATCAATAACTTGCTTGATCAGTTCCGGTGTTCTGCCATCAATTTTTAAAATTGAATCTATTAATTTCAGATTGCTGTCAACAGCCTCAAAACTTCGACCAGTTTTCTTATTGAGATAGTCCAGCACGTTTTTTGAGCATTCGCTGTTTTTCTTTGGTGGTTTACTTCTGGCATTCTTTTGATGTGCGTCGTCGGGCTTGCCCGACATATGTTTTAAGTTCTTTTCTTCTTTAACTTCTTGTACTTCTTGTTTGTGGTTATCTGGTTGGTTATCCCGTTGGTTAGTTGGTTGGTTAGTTGGTTGGTTAGCTTGCTGGTTATCGCCTTGGTAGTTTTCGTAATTATTCACTGTTATTACAGTATGTTGCGGGCTTGTTGTTATGGTTATTTCGTTGGTTGATTGCAGGTTGTTTAGTGCAGTCCTCACTTTTTGCCGTGTAAGCCCTAATTCACCCGCCAACTTTTCAGAGCTGGTTATAAATTGCCCTCTTTTTATATCCTTTCCGCGCCAAGTTGCAGGCTTATGGTTAGCCTTTAGTAAACAATGAATGAACACGCGGCTTGTGTTGGCGTCGCTGTACCACTCCCAATCCAATATATCTCTATAGAATTTTACCCAACCAGACATAAAACATCCCCCCTGCTTTTTATACTGCTTCGCTTAATAAGTCGGGGATGCTGTAGTAATTTCTTCTCCTTTTTATATCCTGCAATTTTATTAAACCGCCATGCTGTATTAGATCTTTAACAGCTTTTATAACTCCGCACCTGCTCATGCATAAAGCCTCAGCTATATCGTTATAAGATGCATTTGCTATAGTCTCGTTATCATTAAGATAGAAAAACGCTGCTACCATTTTGCTACCCATAGTTAAGTCACTAGACAAAATAACGTCTCTAAATATTTCCTTTTTAATTGATTCATTCATTTTTAAATACTCCTTGGTTAACTGAGTTAACTACAATATAGTGTGCACGATTAACCAAATCAACCCACCACCCCTAAAAATTTAAAAATTAACCAACTTTAGTTTACAACCATGATGGCATTGTAAACCAGTTCTATAGATTGCAATCGCCCCGCCACTACTCCGTAAACCAGTTTTATATAAACTTTATTTTTTGCAAATAAATATTTGACGATGCGATGGTAAAGACGTTTAATAAAAACACGCGATAACGCGCAAACAAAAAGGTATTTTTTTATGAGTAAGGCAATTGCAAAATTAGCAGAGCGTTTTAATAGTGACGAAAAAGAATTAATTGCGACGTTAAAAAACACGGCTTTTAAAACAAAAGATGGTGTTGCTACAGATGCGCAAATGCAAGCATTGTGCATTGTTGCAGACCAATACGGGCTTAATCCCTTTTTGAAAGAAATTTATGCTTACCCCGACAAGCAAAACGGCATTGTGCCGGTCGTGGGGTTGGACGGTTGGACGCGCATCATAAATAGTCATCCACAATTTAACGGCATGGCATTTACATATAGCAACGACAGCGAGGAAATGCCTAACGGCAAAAAGTGCCCTGCTTGGTGTGAAGTAACTATTTATAGAAAAGATCGAGAGCACCCCGTAATTGTTCGTGAATTTTTAGATGAAGTTTATAGGGATGCATTTACAGGTAAAGGGCAAAACGGCAAACCATACACTATCAACGGACCATGGCAAACTCACACAAAGCGAATGCTGAGGCACAAAACGCTAATCCAAGGCGCCCGCCTCGCCTTTGGCTTTGCTGGCATCTATGACGAAGATGAAGCGCAACGCATACAAGAATCTGAAGCGCCTAGAATCGATCACAGCAAAGGGCAAGTTATTGAAGGGAAATGGTCCAGCGAACCCGAAACAATAACTCATGAGCAAGCTGAACAGCTTAGAACGCTTATTGCAAACGCTGGCATAGATGAAACAAAATTTTGCGCTGATCCAAAAATAGCTATCGGATGTTTAGAAGAATTTCCTAGCGCTAGGTTTGAGGGCGCAAAAAATTATCTTAGTTCACTAGCCAAATAATATTACCGCCGCCGGTCGGTTACCGGCATTCACTAATTACGGGGAAAAATCATGGTAATACACGTTAAGTGCGAACAGGGCGAGCCAGAATGGTTTGAAGCGCGCGCCGGGGTTATCACCGCGAGTATGTTTGGCGAAGCCAGAAAGAAACTAAAAAGCGGAAAAGAAAAAGGCGAACCGACAAAAGCAGCACGCGATTATGCCTTTAAACTCGCTATAGAACGAATCAGCGGCGAATTGTTAGATGATCCTGAGTTTGACTCATGGCAAGCGCGTCGCGGTCGTGAGCTAGAACCAGAGGCCAGAATGAAATACGAAAGCAGAACTAAAACTTTGGTTGAGCAAGTAGGTCTCGCGCTCACTGATGATAGAAAGTTTGGTTGCTCTCTCGATGGCATCATAAGCGATAAAAAAACGCTTGAAATAAAATGCTTTTTATCACCATCAAAAATAAAAAACATTATCTTAAATAGAGATATAGGCGAATGTATTGATCAAGTACAAGGTGGACTATGGATAACTGGAGCTGAATATTGCGATTTTGTGTTGTACTGCCCTGCTCTTAAATCAATAGAAAAAGATATGACTATAATCACAATAGAAAGAGACAATGATTATATAGAAAAACTTGAATTGGACTTGTTAGAATTTGAATCGCTAGTGAATAACTATGTTGAACAAATTAAGAAATAAGCCATGCGCTTCTTGCGGCCTCACTGATCGCTATAAAAGCGGCAAGTGTAGGCCGTGCACTACGAAACGAAGCATTAAAAATAAGTCTACAAAATCAGTTTACGTAGAGGCTATGGTTTTATGGACAAAAGCAAACAAACAAAGGTGTGCGGCAAGTGCAATCAATCCGACTGGTTCCCTAGTGGATATTGCAGGCCATGCTCAAGGCGGCGCGGGAGAAAACGAAACGAGCAGTTAATAAAAGATGGCAAAAGAGTATCTGAGGGAACTGTTAAATACTGCAAGGTATGCGACAAAAATACGGAACGCTATGGCACGGGAAAATGCAAATTGTGCTGCAAAAGATATAATAAGGCTAATTATGGCCTGACTACAGTAGACAAGTCAGAGAGAGAGATAACTATAAATAATAACAAAGCGTTTATTTTTTGGTATCGCTCTGTGATATCACCTTGAGCATATATTGATATATAAGATCACTTGAGGTTGTCCCCTGCTCCGCCGCCTTTTTTTTAAAAGCGTCTCTAACGTCGCGGTTAACTCTAATATTTAATAAACAATTTTTATCTGCCATTACTGTAAACCTATGTTGTATTAATTTAAGTTTTATTTTTTATACGTCTTTACATAACGATAATTAAGAATTATATTATTAACACGCTTAGATAAACAAGCGCAACAAACAACAAACCGGGAGTTATAAAAGTGATTTGTAAACTTGATGAGGTTTTAGAGCAAAAAGGCCTTACAAAAGGCTGGGTTCAAAAAATGTCAGGGGTGGGTAACTTGGCAAAGATTTCTGAGGGCGCCGATCTTCGATTGTCTGGCGCTTTAAAAATCTGCGCGGTACTTGAATGCGAAATTAGCGATATTTGGCCAAACACCTTTGGGCTAGCAAAAAAAGAAATTGTAACAGAACAGCTAGTAATGGTTGACGCTTCAGAGCAATCGTCAGAATCAGTGTTTGCAGGATAACGTCTCGCTGACGTTGCAGTACCCCGCCCCTTTATTTTAACTGACTGCTGTGGTTGGTGAACGGGGCGGGTTTTAAACTAACAAAAGGATTTTGTTATGTATATTCAGAAAAGGGAAATGAAAAGAACATTAAATCAAGTTTTTTGCTTGGTCGTTTCAAGCTTATCTATTTTTGCCGCCATTATTGCATTATACATATATAGTGGCCAAGTGCAAGCACAAGGCTATGACACCGAAGAAGCCACCGCCCCTGCCCCATACTGCGATCCCATTTCAAAAGGTGAAAGCGTATGCGATTAACATACGTAACAAGCAACGCCAAATTGGGAAAAGCCTGGTTTAACGCCAAGCCTTTATTTAAAAAAGAAACCCTTATTTGTATTAAATACCACGCGCATGAAGGTTGCTGGCGCTTTGAGAAAAGCGGCAAAGAGGTGCCTGCAAAAATAGAACTGAAGTTAAAAAAAACTTTGGTGATGAGTTAAGTAAAATCGAGGAGTTTAAAAAAATGCAAAGAATTATAAGCGAATCTGAATTATTAATGTTGCTTGAAATGAAACATCAACTTAGTTTTTTAATGGCCTTTGATGTTGAGGACTGGGATAAATTCGAGGATGCAATGATTTGTTTTGATGAACTTAGGCCAAAAATAAAAGAGTATATAAAAAAATATGAATTAGTTGAAGATATAAGCGGAGATTAGATTATGTATGATGTTAGCGAAGAGGATATAGAAGAATATAAAAAAATAATAAGAATTAATAGCAAGGCAAGAACGGCCGTGAAAGTGGCTTGCATCTTAACCTTGAAAGAAATAAAAAAAAAGATAATGAGCACAGGAAACCCTGTAAGATTCAGCACGTGTATTGCTGAAGAAGCAATTAACAAACTTTTAAACGGGGATTTATGATGATGCAATTCTTGATGCGGTATCTTATTTTCATATGCTCTATAGTTCTCGTTGTTCTTGGATTTACTGCTGATTGGTCAAATAATACGGCGTCAGTTGTTCACGTTGAATCACTTGATAGCTTATACAACATAGGGCAATTCGGGCTTAGGGATCTTGGACTTATAGGGCTGTCTGCTGTTTTTGCTGTAAGTGTTGCCATTTTTGGGTACGCCGCAGGCATCAGCATTAGGTTTATGCCGTTTGCTATAGTTGCTGTTTTCTGTAGCAGCATAATGACGCTACAGTCTCAAACTGGGCGAATAAATGACAAGGATCATAGGGCAGCCGTTCAGTCTGCTAGAGTCCCTGCCCTACTCGCTGAGCTGTCTACGCTAAACGAAAGCTTGAATCCAAGCGATGGAAGCCAACCCTGCGCCTTACAAGGAAACTGGTGCGATAGCTCAGCAAAAGAGGCTCGCGTCGCTGAGATAAACCGAGAACTAGCAGAAATAGAAAGGCGCCCGGCCACCGCTGCCAACGCTGACTCTATAGAAACAAAAACGTTTTTAGGATCAATCGTTATAGGTGGCCCTATAGTCAACTTTGGGCTTAGCTATCTTGCTGGATGGATATTGCGATTTAGGCCAAAATCGAAAAAACCAGAAAACAATAATACTATGTCTAAGCGCCCTACTCGCAAAAAACAGTCACCGCAAAAACATAAAAAGCAGTCACCCGCTAATAACAATGTTGTACCGTTCAACCATAAAAAAAAAGAGACGGTGACCGCTGAAAAGTTTGACGGTGACCGATTTTCAGGGAACGGTGACTACCTAGAACAGTGCCGCGAAGTAGTCACCCAAATGATCAGAGACGGTGAACGGGTAAGTATAAAAACGGTGATGTCAAAGCGTAACGGTTCACAAAGGATTGTAAGAGGTAGGCGTGAGGATATAGGCGCATATCTTCGAATACTGGCAGATGAAGGATTATTAATAAAGGGGAAAGGAGGGTACACGTATGAAAAAGAGGCAGCCAATAGCCGACTCACTAAGCGCAATTTTTAACGGCGTAATGCTGGCATGGGTTGGTGGTTTGGTAATTTATTATATTCTGAAACAAAACGGTGTTTGTTCATAAACAATTAACATCACTAAATGCGGGGATACTATGAAATACATTTCACCAGTTTTTTTAGCGTTCGCAATATTCGCAATACTAGCAAACGAGGCAAGAGCGGGGCAGTGCGAGTTTTACAAAACTTATCACGGTGTAGCTTTCGGTCAAATTAAAGTTATTCAGTGCCACTTATGCCCAACAAGCAAGCGGCAATTATGGAATGAGCACGGTGTAAAAGGTCACTGCAAGAGAGTAAAGAAAAGCAAAGAAAGCAATAGAAAAAAGGTACCAGTAGAAAGCATAGCGGTTAACTAACTAAACGGGGTTTTATTATGAAAAAGACAGCTTCAATACTATTAATTACAGCAGTTTCTTTTTGTTTTATTCAGTACACACACGCTGGGTACACAAGTGAAGACAATGGGCCACACGTTTTGACACTTTTTTGGGAGACGTCACCTGATAATTATTGTGTTAAAAAGGTAATAAAAGGATACGATCACAAACACTCTTGTGATAGCGCCGGATATGTGGCTTGCGATGTCGGAGAATACGACGAATTCGAATGTGACAAAGAAGGGGATCATGAAAAATGGGTAGAAGAATGGGGTATGTGTCAGTAATTATGTTGCCTTTAATTATTGTGATGTGACAAACAGCCCTATTTAGTTGTTGGGGCTTACAAGATGGGGTGAATAATGGTAATTGTTAATGACTTTATATTAGGCTTAGTTATCGCTGTGCCAATCGTTGCTGTGTGGGCTGGCTATGGAATTTGGGAAGATGCTAACAGCCGGGATAACAGTGCGACGATCGAGCAGTGCCGCCAAGCCATGGTGAGATATAACGATAAGCATGGCGCTTATCAGGTGAGGAACGTAAAAGCCGAAATTCACCCTGTACATGGGTGCGTGTGGGTAATGGAAAACGGGATTGTCACAAGGTTGCATAATTCAGTTTTTAAATAACATATATTATGTGAAGGCGAACAATAAAGAAATTTAAATTATGATAAGTGTATGGCCATACTTTTTATTGTTTGTAACCTGCATGATTCTTGGTTTTATATTAACATCAATGGGTTACAAAAGGCAGGTTGTGATATTTGACACCCTGGTATTAATTCCTGCCTTTTTTTATTTTTTGCTTTGCTTCATCGGCGTATTAAGTTGGCCATTTTAAACAAATTGCAGTACAACAGATCAAGTGATAAGGTGATATTATGGCCGAAGAAAAGAACCCGTTTGTTTTAGAAAGATACTCAAACAAAAACCAAGCTTATGATGCTAGGCGTTTTCAAATACTGGAACTAATACCATCAGGCATACCAAGCTTAACGCCATACATGCCAATTATAAAAAAATACAAAAAGAAGAAATTAACAGAAAGCGTTATAGAAGAAATCAAAATCAAAATAGAGGCGGTTAAAAATGATCAAGATTAAAAAAGGCGTTAAAATGCACGGCTTAAAGCAACCAATGATGAAACCATTAAGGTTGCTCGATTGTATCTTTCAGATTATAGGAATAGATCTAGTTATAACTGATGCTATAGCAAAAAGGGAAGGGCGAAGCCTTCACCCTGATGGCTTCGCTTTTGATTTTAGAACAAGGCACTTAACACCATCACAGGCTAGCGTTATCTTTGTTATTCTTACACAACAACTAGGTAATGACTATGATGTTATAAAATACGACACTCACATTCACATTGAATACCAGAGGCATATAGACGACAACAAACAAATAAGTTTTATTTCAGCTTTTGGCATGGATAAGTTCACAGAGGTTTCTTGATTAAAAAAACTCTTTCATTCGTGAAGATATAACATCGCACCGGGTTCTGGCGTCAATTTCTATTCCATGCTCGCTGTGCGTAGCAAATGAGCAATAAGTTATTGATTTTGATTCAGTTCCCGGTATCCCTTCGCTTTTTAAGTGTATCCAGTAGCTAAACTTTACGTTCTCTGCGTCGTAAATTCTTTTAATTCCTGAGTCTGGCATTTTGTCAACTTCTAAATATATTCTGTTAGCTTTACTTATATGCCTTAGCTTTTGCACGTAATCATCGTCTAGTTCGTAATGAACGTATGACACAGGCTTTTGGTTTCCTTGCCTTATTTGGTAAAATGCTGTGGTGTATTTTGGCTCAAGCAAACCATTCCACGCGCGCAATAATAAAAACCTATCAACGTTAGTTGAAAGCATAAGGCTATCAATATCTTGCGATATATCAGCCCAATTTGTTAAAAATTCCTCAAACGAAAGGCTGGCTCGTTTAAAAGCAATTTCATTTTTGTATTGGTCGCGCTCGTGTTCAGCTTCTTTTTGCTTTTGCTGTCTCTCCTTAACTTTAGTTCTTCCAAAGTAGGCCGTTGCAATTACTCCGGCGGCGCCAACGCTGGCTATAATTACGTCGTAAATGTCAGTCATTTTCTGATCTCTACTAATTAACTAGCAGTATAAAATCAAAATCAAAATCCTCCAGGGTGGATATCGCTATGCCTCCAGCGTCCATTGTATAAACTACAATATCGTTTGACGTCTTTGATTTATAATGGCATCTAGGTGACCCAGCACCATCCCCCCCAGTCACTATCATTGTGTAATCTGTAGTACCTAAATTATGAGTTATCTTATAAGCTCCGACGGATATACCAGAGACCCTTGCGCAAGTCCACCCGCTAGGCAAATTTATTGCTGTTCCGTCTGAATTAACTTGCCCAGCGTATATTTTTGTAATATTAACAATGTTCGTTATTGCTGAACCGTTTACCGTCAAGCTGTCTGTGTCAACATTCGATGTCAATGTTCCAGTCGCATTAGATAATGCTAAGTAATGGCTACCGTGCTGCCCATCCAACAGATCAGAATCAATACCGTTTCCAGATCCTGTATTTAACCTTGCATTATCTAACTTACCCGCGTTTATGTTGCCTGCGTCTCTATAAAAACTGCCGTGCTGATCATCCAGAAGGTCAGCATGAAGCCCGCTACCGTTCCCATGGTTGCCAGTGTGCCAAATTGATTGGCCCGCTGTGACTTCTGCCAGAATAAGCTTAACTTTATCAATCAAAGCCTCAAGCTCTGCGCGTGCGTTTGCTGGGCTGTCTGTGCCAGCGTCCAGGTGTGTTTTTGTTAAGTCATCAGTTGGCCAAACCATTTATTAAACTCCTATCACCTGAGCGCTAACGCTCGGGTATTGTAATGTGCCGCTACCATCCCAAACCTTTACCCATGGACCGTTTGTGGCATCCAGGTCTATAAATTCCCAAGTGTAACCAGCGCCAACGCCTTGAAGAGATAAATTTACGTCCGTTATTTGCTGAAAACTAGATCGAATTGGAAGCCTAACACCACCGGCGCTATAAGTTGTGCCTTCGATTGTTTGTTCTGGCTCAGTGCTTATAGTGCTTAAATCCAATAACCTAAAATAATCAATTATTGAATCGCCACCAATATAAATATTCATGTTATTTAATTTTGGTATATCGCCGGTATTTCTTACAGTAACCTTTATTTGAATGTATCTACATGAAATAAGCCCTAATGTTGATATATTAACCCAGCTAGTGTATGTTATATCATCTTCACTATGCCTAACCTCAACGCTAACACTGGATCCATAATCAACTATAGTCTGAACATCAACATTGATAGAAAGCAATAACCCTAAATCGATAGTAGAATACTGATAAACAAAGCTATCTACAGTGTCAAAAAACCAACTTTCGTTATAGCTATCCCATGTTCCTGTCGCTGTGTTCCAGGTTGTATTGGTTTCGCCAACTAGGCTATTATCACCTGATTCTATTCTCCCGCTGGTTATTGTGCCTGGCCAGCCTTGCCCGCGTGGGTTATCAGTTCTTAAGATTGTTCCAAGCCTGCGAGCGCCAAGCTCAGCGATTACATAAACGGCATTAACAGATTCACGTCCACCGCGATCAAATGCTTTTATTGCAAACCGATAATCACCCTCAGATAGCAAATTAAATTCGAATGGAGATTGCGTTAAAAGCCCGTCGTGCAGCGGGTCCATATCTGCCCACACTGATGATTGATTGCTGCTGTAACGTATCTTATAACCCGCTAGGTCTATCGGTGGGCTGTCTATGCTAAATGTTGCAACCCGCGTTCCGTCAGGGTCCGCATACACTGCGAAGTTATCAACATCATCAGGTGGACCGCTAACGCCTTCAACAGAATGTTGTAAGCTTTGAGACCACGCGCCAACAACCCCACGCGAATTTACGGCGCGAACCTGCATTTCAATCAAATCGCCATCGTCAAAGCCTATTACATATTGAGTGTTTGCTTGGTTGCCAATCGCTGGCGCTTGGTAAATCCAGTCTGTGTCGGTTGTTACTTTTGCGCGGATCTCGTAATTTGTCACAAAAACATCAGTTAACGCTGTCCAGCTTAAAAGCACCCGCGCTATATAGTCTCCGCTTGAGGCTGTTATAACGTGTGTGATTCCGCTGGCTGCGCTTAATCCCGCGACCTGTGCAACGCTGAACGGGTTTGGTAAATAGGTGTCTGGCGGAGTAGGGGCCGCCACTGGCACGGTTCGGTCATAAACGGTAGACTCATGTTCTAACAAATTCATGGCAATATTGCCGCCGGTAAGCTCCTTAACTTTAAGAACCCTAAATTTTTTGGCAGACCATCCAGGCTCATCTAGCGTTAAATCAACAATAGCCCCTGGCAATACCTCGAACGCTTCTTCACTTGCAGTTAAACCAACAGCTATGCCTTGCCGTGATTTTTTTAGAACTATTTTTGCAAAGTGAGTAATGCGGTATTGATTAACGTCTAAGTATCGCTTTATTCGTTTTTGGCTTTCTTTCCCATTGTCGGCGCTTAATAGAGTCGCGTCCTGGTATATATACTGATCATCTAGGTAATTGTTTTCTTCGTTAGGGTAATCAACTACAATCTCATTGAATCGTTCTTTAACGTCATTGATGGCATATGTTATCGAATCCTCAATAATGTTATCACTATTAAGGCTTAATGCGCTTGATTCATCTTTTTCAACTATTAGCCTATAATTGCTACCTTCAGGTACCAAGTGAGCATTAAAAGAATTTAAAATCTCTTTTATGTTTTTTATAACTGTTTTACCTGTATCAATAACACCGTTCATTTGATAGTAATCTGTGTTTGTTCCCGCGCCGCTGTATATCTCAATCTGAGTTTCACAGTAATTTGCAGCCGCGTTAAAATCTGCGTCAAGTAGTTGGCTAGTTGATATTTTATAACCTGCGCCATATCTTGAGTTTGTCAGATAATCATAAAGAGCTAAAGCTGGGTTTGTGCTGTAGGCTGTGGTGTCGTCTCGTGTATCAAATAGTTTTTTACCTTGAATTAAAAATTCAAACTTAGGCTCTCTCGGCATATTCTCTTGATCGTACTTCAGAGAAACAACAGCTTTACATAATCCCTTGCCGTGATCTGTTGTGCTGTAATCTGCAAATTTTGATTCAAGGTTAGCATCATATGTTTGTGCGTCTGTCCCTAAATATTTTGTAAGCGTAACCAGTCCTGAATATTTACTGTCTGTGTATTCGTTCCCGTCCAAATACATCATAACAATATCTTCGCATTCTCCCTCAGCTAATATAAATTCAATCCACAAATATTCATTATCGGAACCCTCAACGCCTTTGAAATTAACTATCCCACCGGTCCTGCGCTGGCCGTATATAACCGGGATATGCTCAAGGCTTCCGCGCTTTGTTATTGTTATCCCACGCCCTGGGTTTGATTCACCTACGTCGTCAAGATCTCCGAATAAAAAATCACGTATCGGCTCGATAGCCATAGCCGCAGTGAAAACTAATGCTGTTAATAATATTGCAAATAGCGCCATTTATGGCCGCCCCCACTCTAAATCTTCGTATTTGCGCTCGCTATGTCGTAGGCACGTATCACCTGCAAAAACTCTCTGCTGGCTGTCGTCGTTCGTTTGCCTTCCGTTTTTCCTTTCGAAGTCAACAAACTCGCTCACGGCTTCAATTTCCATAACTGAGGTGCCCTTGCTTTGGTCCATGGAGTTACTAAAATTTGCAAAATATCCGCTGAACCTAAGTATTGGATCACCAATAAGCGCGCCTGCTGAATCTAGCCAAAACTTGTAAAGATCAACCTTTTTAAAATAAGGCGGCGTTAGCAAAAACGCTGCTGTATTAGCTTGGTTAACTGCCGATAGTTTGAATTTATATCGCCTTACTTTTAGGTCTAAATCGTCGTCTATGTTTGGAATCTGAAGCAAGAAAGCGCCGCTTATATAAGTCTCGCTGTTGTAAGTAACGTCTTTGTAGGCAGTAGTTAAAAGTAGCGGGGTTCCGGTATCAACGCGAAAAAGCCAATAATGCCTTGATTGATTAGCTGATATCTCTGTTTGTTGTGCTGATGTTAGTGATCTAATCACACCATAGCCTCAACTAAATTAATTGTGAAAGATTCATAATTATAGCCGCGTCTGCGCCACGATATATCATTTTTATCTAGCTGCACAGTAAAAGCAACGCCGGTATGCGTTACCGCTGCTCCTCCGCTTGGCGTGGTCACTAAGTCAGGGTCAAAGTTCACAGTAGCATTGCCTGAACCGTCGCTGGCCGCGTCTGCATTTACCATATAAACTTTTGTATCACCTGCCAATGTAAATATATCACCAGCCTTAACCGCGCTGCTGTCGTTATTAGAAAATCCAGCCATAACAATTGTGTTGTCATCAGTAACACTTGAAACTGTTATTGTACCCCAGTTACCTCTAGGGTTAGACATACCTGGCGGAATAAAAGTAAATGTTTCATAACCGCCGCGCTGGCTATTTAAAAACGCCATGAGCGGGCGCATTTCGTTTGGTGTCATAATGTTGAAACTAACTTTCATTTTCCATTGGTGATATTCGCCAAGGCGCGCAAATCGCTTACCGCTCAAAGATATTGAGTTGAAAACCTTGTGATCGCTTGTTAATTCAACTTCTGAAATTTCAAAAGTTGTGCTTAATTGTCCGCTCATCTCATCGGCCCGCCCATCTCGCCTCGCTGCTCATATCGGCTTTGAACCATTTCAACGATAGCATTTTCATTACGCATTAAAAATTCAACGCCAGTTTGGGTATCTAATGCATTTATTGAAAAGTTATAAGTGTTGCCCATTGCCATTGCTTTATTATCTTCCTTCTTAATTACGCGCTCGCCTTTTTCTAGCAAGTATGTGCCTGTTCTAGGGACATAATCTAGCCCATCATGTAGTATGCCTAAGTTTCCAGAGCTGACAGCTCCAATAGTTGCCGCCGCCGCTGTTGCTGAACTGGCCGCCGCTGCTATTCCAGCCGCGCCAAATGAGGCGATGTTGGCCGCTATTGCTGCCGGTGTATATGCCGCTGTCAAGGCTGATGCTTGCGCCACGCCTGCCGCCGTTGATGCCGCTTGCTGGCCCCTGGTTGTTGCAAACTCGATTGCACGCTGAACACCTATTCTAACTAATGAACTGATGACCTCGCGAGCAACAATTCTCATAGTGGCCTGCATGGCCTTGCCTAAGCTTTCCTGATCAATGATGGCAGAGGCCACGGCATCACCCATGCCAGACGCAAAGGTATCTTGTGCGCTTTTCCATGCGTTTTCCCATTCCTCTGCGCGCCTTTTTCTTTCTGCCTGTAAATTGTTTTCTATTTCGTTTATAGCGTCAGCGTTCGCTTGTGCCGCTTCCAGCTCAGCGTTAAACATTGCCTCGCGTATTGCTTTGCGGCCTTCGTCTGTATTGAAAAATAAAGGTGTGCTTTTTTTGTCGGGTGTTTTGTCTTTGTCTTTATCATTTCCTGATGTTATTGTAATTAAAGGCTCTGACAGTATATCTTTCCTTTTTTGATATAAAGACAAAAGCCTTTGCATTGCTTCAGCTTCTTTTTCTGGGTGTATTCGTCCCTCAGCAAACAAGTTATCCAATACGGAAATACTTTTTTCAACCTCTTCTATAGTGTCTGGAATTCCTAGGAGCTCGTTCTTTAAAGAAGAAGCAGCATTTCTATATGTTTGAAACCCCCCCATCGGGGTCATACCTAGAATAAAGTTCCATGCATCTTGGTTAGAACTTATCCATGACGAAAAGCCAGATAGCGCATCCGTTAAATCTTCTATCCATTCCGTCATGCTTTCGGAACTTACCTTAAGCATAGTTTTAACTAGACCGTCAAAAGCAACTTGAAGCTTTTTAAAAGCTTCAGATAGCCCTGCTATTTTTTCCGCTTCCTTTTCCGTTAAAACACCGTTTAACTTTCTGTATTCATCGGTTAATTCTTTTACGGCATCGCTACCCTTATTCAAAAGGGTGGACATTTTTGCTGCCTCTCCTGCAAATATTTCTTCTGTTAAAAACTGTGATCTTTGTTTGTCATCTAACTTTTCAAATGCGTCCGCAATTTTTAAAACCATTTCGTCAGTTTTAAGTGATCTAACTTCAGAAATAGAAAGCCCTAGCTCTTGAAACGCATCGACCAATGGCCCGCCACCAGTAACAGCGGCCTCACCCAACCTTACGTTCAACTCTTGCAAAGTATCCGCGAATTGCTCAGCGTTTATGTTTCCCTCTTGGCCAAATGCGTAGGCTAATTCATTCAGGCTTTGTGTGCTTATACCTAGCTGATCAGCGAACTTTTTTTGCTCCTCTATAACTCTAGCTTGTTGAATAGAGAAAGCGCCAAAAGCGATACCAGCAGCGCCTACAGCTGTTCCAACTTTCGCTACATGCCCGGCTAAATCTTGAAAGTTCTGGCGCGCCTGCCTGATTGCTCTCGCTGTACGGTCTTCAGCTTCAATTGTTATTCTTGCGTTCCGAGCCATTTGATAAGCCTCATAGCCTGCATATATGGCGCTGGCTGATCACCTGCGCCACCTTTCTTCAATAAAAAACCAGAGTTATAAGCGCTGAACTGCCTAAGCCAAAAATCAGAATCGCGGTCATATTCAGTAAGAAAACATGTGTTTTGTCGAATTTCATAACCTGGAACCTTTATTTCAAAAATATCATTAGGCGCTGGGTTGTCTTTGTCGCAATGGCGGCCCCACCTGCATTTGTTACAATCAAAATCATCAGGATTAGAGGCCACCGTGTAGGACTTAATTAACTTTTTTTTTCTTCTTCTGTTAGTTGGCTTTTAACATATACATCACTGGCCAATTCCATTCTTATTTTTGTTGGCAAGAATGACTCGTTACCGGGTTTATACTTGTACTCTTTGTCGTTTTCATCACGCACCCCTGTCCAATCAATAAGGCAGTTTTGCAGGATAAATTTAACAGCCTTCGGCGGGAGTATTGTATGGTTTGCTTGTATCATTTCGACTAGCATATAGTTGCATTGCTCTAGCTCTACCTCTGAAAGAGGCCTCAAAGTAAAGCTGCATTCCTGCAATTCAAGTGTGTATTCTGGCAGTGACTTTCTGATCTTTATCATTTGTTAGTTCCCCGCTTTGGTTTTTTCTATGTGAATACTATGCTGATCTCATCATCACCAGATGACTCTGCGAACCCGGTTTGGATCTCTTGTGTTCTAATCCCTTCTCGTTCTCCCTCCTGTAGGTCTTTGTAATAAATTGCAGGCGCCGTGATAGTGTAAATATTTCCTGCTGTAGAGCCTATTGCGCCGGTTGTGAATGCCTTTGTGTTGCTGCTAGTCCAGTCTGATTCAAATGGCTGTGTGGCAACTAATACTGATTCAGGGTCAATCGTACCGCTAACGTCTCGGCTGGCTATTCGTATCTCACCAACGCCGTTGGTCTCATTAATGCTTAAAGGCTTAGCAATCTGGTTGCCAAGGTCGATTTCTACTTTTGTAACTTCGATCTCTGTGCCACCAATAGCAACCGCGCCGTTAACAACTTGAGGCGGTAAAATAGTGCTGTAGCTTGGGTCAATGATTCCTGAATCAACTTCCGCGTCAGGGTGCCCTTGCATTGTGAACTCTATATAACCGTACTCGCGCGCCTCCATAACAAACTTAGCGTTACCCCTAACGCCTCGCATTCTCTTTAATTTACCGTCTTGGTAATAATACAGAACGCCGCTGTCGGGGTCTGAGGTTTCCGGGTTGTATGTTACGCTTGTGTCTGCAACTGTGGCTTTACCCATTCCGCAAGCTTGTAATAATTTTCCAAATTCTGGCGAACCGCCAGGCGTGCCGTTGCCTTTTAATTCGCACTTAAATGTAACCGTTGCAGTTCTGCCGCCATAAACTGATTGGAAGCTCGCAAGGGTATCGGATGGGCCTTGCCTCTGCAAAGTTTTGGCTTCGTTGCTCCAGTTAGCATCAAAAACAAAAACCGCATCGGATGCGTCAGCCGTTGTGCTGTCTCTGTATGTTGTCTCAAGCTCAAATAAAATAGCCTCGCGCCTTACTAGCATTATACTAACCCTCTTGTTCGCCTATATGTTATTTTATAAACTCTTTCTATAGTTAAAAGTGATCTCTCTAAATCTATAGGGTCGACTATATCGCTAGTTGAAAGCTCTATAACTTTCATAATATTTTGCAACCTGTCACTTATTCTTTTAACTATAAGGTTAGAATCGTGCAAAATATTTAGAAGCTTCTTGTCTCCCAAGTTAAACCCTCTGTCGACTGTCAAAAACTTTAGGTTAACGCTCAAATCCACCAGATAATGATTTCCATATTCTTGAATATCTTCACCGTCAACGCTTACAACAACGCAAGGCAAGTCATCTAAATCAAGCTTTTTGTCTATCCAGTATGCGCCCCTTATATCATCAACCGACCATTCAAGCCTGTCCTTTATGTCGTTTAATATAAGTTCTGATGGGTGCATTAATAATCAACCTCAGACAGCAAAAATGAATAGGTGATTGACTGTGACACTATAGGGAATTGCAATTCTTGGTTTGCTTCAAAAGCTCCCGCGCCTTCCTCTTTAAAATCTATTACGCTTGAAGGGGTTTCCATTGCTTCAAGCGTTTGAGTTACCATTTCGCGTATGTCGCACAATAGTTTTATTGACCAAAACGCTGATTTATTTACGACATGAATACCAACGGAAAACGTCGCCCGTTTTATGTTTTTCGTGGCGGTGCTTGCCTCGGTGGCCTCTACAGAATCTAGAGTTATAGTTAACGCGGGCATTAGATCTTCGGTTAAATAGTCCACGCTGTAAGCGTAAACATTTGGCCCTATTCCCCTTATATTCATATATAGAGAATTTTTCAGCCATTCTAACGCCTCGCTTTCTACGCTCAAGATAAGTCCCTTATTAAATCTAGCTCAACAACCTTTATAACTTTGTCGCTGCTATGGTCTGTGATTGATTTAACTTTATATGTGGCTGTGCCTCTTGTTATTTCGTCACCTCTTACCATTCCGTTCAATCTTGATCTTGGGATTGTGAAATATACGTGATTAATATAAACGCGCTCTGACTCTTCTCGAACGTCAAAAAACATCACTGAAATTTCAACGCCCTTATGCGTTATTGTTTCTGAGAACTCCTCATTGCTATAGAATTCTAATATGTCTGATTCAAAAGCCATAATTTAAGCCTTAAAAAAGGCCAGCCTAACCCACGGGGATAAGCTAAGCTGGCCTGGGGGTAACCTAACCAAACGGTTAGGTGAACGTGGTCATGCAGCACGATTGCCAGAATCCAGGCGCTACCGCTCTACCTGCTTTGACGCCGTACTGATGGTGGTTGTATTCATGCTCGTACTCGCTACCATAGGACATAGCGCTAACCGTCAAGCCTTCTTCTTCCTGAAGGATCATTGACTTTGTGCCGGTATCGGTTGCGAACGTCATAAACTTTGTGGTCCAGCTTAATCTGGGATTCATAACAACAGACAAGCTAAAATCAGACTTTCCTAAAACGTTAGTCTCACCGCTTGCAATTAACTCTTGTTTAACCGCTTTCTGCGCCACTGCCCAATAAGTCAAAGGCACCATAATTAAAAATTGTGATGCGTCCTGATTAATTGGCTCGCCTTGATCGTCTTTAAAACTGTACATTGTTTTAATATTATCTAGGATAGCATCAACCATTTCAGTCACTGTTGGGGTCGTGCCAGTTGCAGCGGCAAAAGAAATATCATTACTTTGATTGCTTCCGCTTTCTGCATGGTCCGTATCAACCCAGAACTGGCCATCGTAACATACTGTCGATTCTGCCGCGTTAATAACATCAGAAGCTAACTTGTTCCAATGATTATTGGCACGCCTAACCAGATCATTAATATAATTCTGAACTTTTCCGGTCTTGTCGCGTTTAATATCCTTTAACGGGATATCGACAGTGCCTTCGTATAGCTCATTCGTTACATCAATCCCGTATGCATTAGGCTTGTGCGCTTGGCGCCCACCTTCCCATAAACGCATAACTGGCGCCATTCCTAACCAGCGGTGCTTTTCAGTCTCCTGATCGGTGGGAATAAACATGCCCAAATCATTAACCCACCCCATGGGATCTTGGGCAAGTTGCATATACATATAGCCTAGAATGTCTCTCGTTTGGGTTGACTTTAACCCGTCTGTTTGTGTTGCCATTGTTGTGATTCCTTTTAAATGTTTTTAAGGGTTTGCAGCGTTAAAAATTATTAGGTGCTTAAATCAGTGTAAATTTCTTTGCTTCCAAGGATCGGCAAGATCACGCATGATGTTCCGCTGATCCAGTTTGAGATAATACCGATAAGGCTATTTGATCCTTCAGTGAGAGTTAACGTATTATCATCGGATGCATAAACAGGTAAGCTAATGCTTGTTACATCAGACACGCCTGTTACATCCATGACAAAGGGCAATGTTGTTGCCGCCTTTACTTTAACGTCACCGGCTGAACCTGACGTGTTATCAACAGTTTCAACGGCTACACCAACGAAAGTGTCACCAGCCTGAAGCGGGCGAACATAACCTGATGCAAGGCCCAACAATGAACCCTCAAAAATTTTATCTGATGCAACTACCGCATAATCCTCATATTCGGTTGTGGTGAATTTGCGCGGTGTTGCTTTTGCTAATGTTGCCATGATCTTTTACCCTTTTTTGGTTAATGTTTAATTTTTTAAAAGAAACCTATTGTCTGCCAATGATTCTAATTACACCCTTAGCCGCGCCCTGCTTATAGCTTTTAAAATTGGCGAAGCTTGAGAACTGATCTCGGCATCCGCCGGCGTTTGTGTCCCATTCCTTCTCAATAGGATCGCGCGTGTCTTCTGGCTCGTCGTGAATTGGCGCCTGAACTTGTGCAATCTGCGCGGCCACTTGTGCGCCTTGTTCCTTGATTGCTTTGAGCATTGCTACAGCAGCTTGCTCTCCTGATGTTTTGCCATCAAACATCATTGATTCAATCTCAGTCTCTAGCCCTGGGATAGACTGCTCTTTTACTGCTTGAATCCGTGCGCGCTCTTGCTCTGCGCCAGCTTCAAAAATAGAGCTATATAATTCAGAGTAATTTGCCTTGATGAATTCCGCGTTGAAATCTTCAACCGCGAAAAATACGCCTTTCTTTTCTTCACTCATTGTGCCGCTCTCCAACGTTTTTATTAATGATTCTAATGAACCCATTTTATCCGCCATGCCTACTTCTACCGCTTCCGCTCCCATCAGTAGGCCGCCTTGACCAAAATACTTTTCAACAAAATTTGATGTGGTTTTTCTATACGTCGCAACGTCATTGATAAACACGCCGGCCATTTTATCTACCATGGCCTGGACTTCTGCGCGGCCTTCGTCTGTGTCTGGATCTAATCTCTTTTTGGGGCTTTGGCTGCTTACAATTTCTATTGTTTCGCCATCGTCGCCGCTTAGATCAATAGTTGCAACTGTTCCAATACTACCGACTAAACCAGTTGAACTTATTATAACCTCATTTGCAGCACTTGCTAACCAATAACCTGCACTGGCGGCCATAGCGCCGACATAGGCTACAGTGTGTTTTGGCGTTGTGTGTATCATTTCCGCAAGCGTGCTGATCTCTGTTGCTTCGCCGCCTGGAGTGTCAAAATTGAAAACTATATTGTTAATATTTTCATTTTGCTCAGCATCGCCAATCGCCTTTGCGATTGCTTCCGTGCTAGTTGCGCCGCTTATTTCTGTAAATAGGTTCGCATAACGGAATACAGGCCCGCTTATATTAATAATAGCGGTGTTACCTCTATATTCTAAAGTCCTGTTTTCTTTGTCTAAGTCTCCGTTTTCTTTTGCGAGCGCTTTTAGGTCTTCGTTATTCCTGCTCGCTATCTTTGCTATCTTCGTCAGTGCCTCCGTCTGAATCGCCCACGGGGTCCGGCTGATCTTTGTCAGTGCTCTCATATTGTGTTGCTCCTAATAATGATTCAAGTATATTTTCTTTAGCCCGCTGCGCATAGTTCTTTTCGTAGTCGCCGCCATCTATTTCAAGCGTTTCTTTTGTTCGCGTAGTTAACCCTAAAGATATACGTTTTTCTGCTGCGTTAATATCTTTTAGCGGGTCAAGGCTTCCGAAAGCATCACCCACCCAAATAGATCTAAGATAAGCCTGGCGGGTTTCATAATCTGCAAAAAATCCTGGTGCGTTTAGCCTGCCTGTTGCCACCGCTTCAATAATCACTGATTCATAAATCGGTTGGCAGAATCCTTGAGCAAACCATTGCCTACGCTCCCTGAACGCCCTCTGCGCCTCGTTTAATGCTGCGCGGCTTGCGCTATAGCTCGCGGTGAAATGCTTAATCATAAGCTCATAGGGAAGCCCTAGAGCTACGCCAATCTGTCGGACCACTGCAAGCACGAAGCCATCAAAAGCGGTGTTTGGTCTGCCGGGGTTCGCGGTGCTTATGTCCTCGCCTTCAGCAAGCCCAACGATGGCACCATTCCCCATGCTGTAATCACTGTCACCCGGTCGGCTCGCGTCGTCGCCCTCGTAAAAATCCAGCTCAGAATTCCCGTCAGGGCTTTTTACAAAAACAGTAAACAAACCAGACACAACCGCCGCCTGCAATTCTGCTTCTGTATAGCGTCCAATTTGTTTAAATGCCTCTATCACTGGCGCAAGTATTGGCCGCCCGCGTGGCTCGCCTATTGCGCGCTTACGGAACGTGTGCAGGATATCGGTGTTGTAACCGTCGGCGCTTTGACGTCTATACCTAGACCACTTCACAGGCTCTTTATAGCTAGCGGGGTTTATGTTGCTTATGTGGTACCAATTAGGAACGCCAAAACTATCTCGCTCTATGCCTCCTGCAATCCTTCTTGAATCCATTTTTCGATCAGGATTAGATACCCGCTTTGGATCTATCAATCGCCAACACGTTCCTATAAATTCACGGTTTATAAATTGTCTTTGCGCGAATGCATCACCCGTTAAAAGTGTAGAAATAAAAGCTGTTTGCTGCATAGCCCAAAAGTTTTGCTCTTGCTTTGCGTCGCACAACTTTGTTCGCGCCCACAAGTTAAAAATTCGCTCCGCGTCACGTTGCCATTCTTCGGCTTGTGCGTCTGGCATCCCTAAAAAATCGGCGTCTATTTGGCTTTGTAGTTTTAATCCTGTGCCTATTATGTTGTCACATAACGAAGATATAGCACCATGCGCCATAGGGTTATTGCGGTCTAAATCATAGGACCTATCAACCAATGTTTCATAGTCCTCTAACAAAACCTCGCCACTATCCGCCGGCCTTGTTCGCCAGCTTGAAAGGCTTTTACGTGACTTTGAAGCACCGCTAAACCCATCAAGCGCGCCTATCGCCATTTTTGCACGCCTTCGCTCAAGCGCTTTTTGTGGATCTCGCCACTCGTAATATTTATCTATAAGCGTCTTTTTAGTCACGCGCTGTTATACTCCGTGCAATGATGTTTCCGCTTGTGCCTCGTGATAATCTTCTGCACTGTTTATCCCAGAATTCTATGGCATCCTGTATTTCTTTTATATTCGCATAAGTTAGAGATCGGCCATCAATGCTATAAGACTGCTTAGCTGCTACCTTTTCCGCTGCCGCCAAGTATTCATCTAACTTTTGCTCACACTGCGCTAACGTTAAGCCTGCCATTTTAACTCATCCTAATTCGCTGCAATCTGTAGTTAAGCTGTTGCTGAAAGCGTCTATAAAAAACACGCTGGCCCGCCCTAGAATACCAAGCGCTTACACGCTCTGCGCCTTGTATTTTTATTCTGTATATAAGGTTCGCGACTTCGTGAGAATTCCAGCTATTTTCATATCTGTTTTTATTTGCAAGCCTCATCCCCCATATCATTTGGCTACTGTTCCGGCCTTTAAATAAAAAGGGTTGACCGTGTACCGCTTTATTTTTCCAAGGCTTAGCTGAAGCTGAGGTGGCATCAGCGTATGTGTAGCCTCTTGATTGTGTCATTGTCTCGCCATATTCGTTTATATAAACAGATCCGCTTAACTCTCTTTTTGAAGGCTTAATGTAAAAAACAACCTTTTTTCGTCTTATGTCTTTGTTTCTTAACCTCAACTTTTGGGCAGCATAACGGACGCTTAGAACCTCGACACGCTTTGTTGCTGCCCGTAGTGCGTTAAGTGCCGCCGGCCTAACCGCTCTCTGCTCAAAGCGATCCAGGCCGCGCATAACATCATCTATATCTGCTTCTACGTTTATAGTTATCATTTAACTATAACCTGCAATTCTCTTTCGGCTGTCATACAAACGCCATCAGGGTGTTTAGTATCAAAGTAATCAATGTTCAACAAATAATTACCGGCAGTTGCCCCTGAATCAGAAAGCCTTACGTTAAACTTTCCACCCAAAGGGCTTAAGTCAAAGCTTAACGGGTTATCAATTTTATTAAGGGTAAATGTAGAATCCCCTATAAGCGTACAAATTATATTTGTTGAATTATTCAGCTCGAACGCAATGCCGTCATTGTAAAATTGCACCTGAGACCAATTGTCGCTTAATGCTTTTGTTTTTGTTCTATATGGGTCACCATAAAACTTAACAAACTGTACAGAAGGGTCAAATATTGCTTCAAGTTCTTCTGCTGCTGTTAGCGTATTAATTAAAAACGAATCGCTAACGCTTCCGTTTTCGTTTACCCCTTGAACCGTTATAATGAAAGGGCTTGATGCGTCGTCTGTATTTGTAAAAACCCCGCCTAGTCCTGTTGCTGTTTGTATTATTCCAGTTCCAGCGGGCAAACCTGATACAACATAACTTGTTGCGCCGCTTATATAATTTGAAAACGTTACGCTTACCGGGGAACCTATAGCAAACGATAAATCGGGAAAGCCAGCGGTAAGGGTTGGCGTTGTTGCCTGTGTTACTGTTGCAATAAATGTTCCGTCAGTACTTCCGTCTGAGTTTGTAGCTCTTACTGTTACTGTGTACGGTGAGCTATTAAAATCAGAGGAGTTTGGCGTTCCCGTTATTATTCCTGAATTGTTTATAGTTAAGTTTGAGCCTATTGGAATATTCAAAAGACTATAACTAATGGCGCCAGTAAAATATACGCTAACGTCAAGAGTGAATGCTTGCCCTACTGTAAGAGACTGGCCTGTAATCGGTCCAGAAAAAACCGGCGGCGCGCTTGCGCTGATCGTTGTTGTAAATGTTTGCCACGCGCTGGAGCCATCAGCGTTTGTTCCCCTGGCACGCATTGAATAAGGGCTATTTGTAACTGATAGCGCGTTTGGCGTTCCCGTTATTGCTCCAGTTGTTGAGTTAAAGGTTATTCCGTATGTTGCAAGCGTTGCGGTTGCGTCTGATCCATCAATTTGTAATTCATATGAGGTGCTATTGCCTATATACTCATTAAGAGATAGCGAAACAGGCACGTTTTCTTGCCAGCTTCTATCAGTTAATGTTTGCAATATTGTTGGAGGATTTATTCTATAAACCAACAAGTCAAAGGCTATAGAACTTGAACCGGTGGCATTTGTTGCCGTTACCGTAAGTGATTGTGTTTGAGTAGTTCCCGCTGCGCCTGTTGAATCTACAGTGGTGTTTGGCGTTCCAGTTAAAACACCCGTTGTCGAATTAATACCAACAACCCCGGAACCTGACAAAATACCAGATATTGAATAGCTATTTGCATCAGTTGCGAATGCGCTTAAATCAATACTAAAAGCAGACCCCGTTGAAACGTTTTGATCAGGTATTGATGACCAAACCGGCGCCGTCCCTGTCGCTATTGTTGATAACACCACGGGGCCTTCGAGCGTTCGCCCGCCGTGTTGATCTTCTAAACAAAGAAAAATCCAATAACCGGCGCCCGCTGTTGGCAATCCATTTACCGTAACAATTTCTTCAACCGTCGCGGCTTGTTGTTGAAGACCTGAATCAAAAAGCGCTGCGTTACCGTCTGGGCCTTGTCCCGCCATGACTTGCGATTTAGTCGGCGTGCCAAAACCGCGAGGTATTGCAATCAAACGATAATCACCATTAGCGCCTGCCACCTCTGAACCCTCATCAGAAGTGAACCGCATTTGGCCGCCGCTAGTTGTCGAGCTATTCGGCACGACTTCGAGCGGGCTAGTTAGCGTTGGACCTGTACCAGTTAGCGTTACAGAAAAGGGGCCTATTCGAGAATATCCGGCGCTCTTGTCTCTAATATAAATCCCATCAACTTTAACTGACCGTGTTCCGTTTACCGTCATCAACCCGTCCGAAGCAAACGATACTGTCCGGGTGTTTCCTGCGGCATCTGTTACAGTTAATGGATAATCAACTTGATCACCCGCAAGTAAATCAGAATCCGTTATAGCGGCATTGAGCGGTGAGTCTGGGTTTAGTCCACCATAACTAACATCAAGCGTTGTTACAGTGTAACCAGAGCGAGCGATACTAAAAACAATAACTGCGGTATCTGTCCCACCTGCGCCATCATTTACAGTAAACGTAGATTCTACCGTTTCTTCGTAAAAGTATACGCCCTGCACGTTTGACCCAGTGAGATTAATACCAGAAGGCAAGACATCTACAGAATAAGACAGCGTATCTCCCACGTCGGGATCTGTTGCTGCAATACTAAATAGATCAATATCTCCAACAGTAGCAACCACATTAGAAACGCCGCCGAATGCTGGCGCCGTGTTTGCTCCGCTTTGCGTATAACTGAGTCCCTCAATTGCTCCTGTGGAGGCAATGATGTGCCATACCGTATAAGTGGCATTCGCGCCAGTAAATGAGCCATCAGGAGCAATTGAAATCGTGTTAGGAAAAACTATCTGGTCGCCCGCAACTGGCGTTGTTGTGAAAGTCATCGGACCTGAATAGCTTGTAAGTGTGACATAGCTAAAGCTGTCAGTTATATCTGTGTCTAGTTCTACGGATGTGGAAGCACTCTTGCCTGCTGCCCTAACATGGCTTACCGCTTGTATGGCGCCAGTTGCCGCAACAATATGTCTTACCGTATAAGACCCAACCGGGCCTTCTATGCTGCCATCGTTAGCGACAGTCAATCCAGTAGGGTACTCGATTTGATCGCCAGAAACCGGTGTTGTTGTCCACGTTATAGAACCGGCATAACTCGACAGCGTTATAACGTCGCGCCCTATATTTTCTTGTAGCGTAAACGCTGAGCTAGTAGCTGTGGCCATTATGTTCCTCTGCTATTTATGCGTCGTCTAGTGTGGCCGTTACATTGCCGAACAATAAAAAATTACCCGAACTACCCGCCGAAGGAAGGTTAGGAACAGTGCCCGTAAATGTTCCCGTGCCGTCTCCGGCTGAGTCATCGATGGTTATAGTTACGTCTAAGCTGTTCGTCCCATCAGTTAAAACCAGTGGGGACGTGGGCGCTGTTCCTGGCGTAAATCCTGAATAGCTGCCGGATATTGTTCCGCCTGGAACAATAACGGCTTGATCAATTGTTAATGCCGTGTTTGATACTTCGCTTAGTAATATAGCGATCGATACCGCCGCCTTGTTACCTGTAGTATCTGTATCGTCGTTAGGGTAGGTTATTGTGGTAGTAACTGACGTTGAATCATTTAATAAAGGGTTAAAGTGATACGCAGATTGTTTTGTTGTTACTTGCTCCGAGAGCCACCCTAAGCCATGCGCATGTGGATTAACTAAAGCATAAAGGCTTGTACCGCCAGTGTGGCTGAAATTAAAGTCGCCCCCTGAATTATCAGACGGGTTGGTGATAACCCAAGCGATAGCTGTTTTTCCAGAATTGGCGCCAAAATTATGCGTTAACGTAGATTCGCCGCCGCCGTTGTTTGCATGGGTAAGTAAGTTGTAATCCGGGTTTATACCCTGATCAGCACCAAACGCAGCAAAGCAAATCACCGGCCTTCCATTTGCCAGCGGTGTCATAGTTATATTGTTTGCACCTGCCGGGATATCAGCTTCTTTTATATACCATAAACTATATAGAGTTGCTTTGTAATTGTTTAAATATAAAGCCGGGGAAATTAACTGCGTGGCTGCTTGGGCGCCATAAGATATCCCAGTCAAGCGGTTAGCAGTACTCTGATCACCCCGTCCAGTCACAAGAAAGAAAAGTATTCGATTGCTTCCAGCGGGTGCAGTGTAAAGACTGTCACCGTTAGCCGGATCTCCACGCCGAACTGTATAATCAGAAAACGTAATAGCCATTACTGAACCTCAAAAGTGAAATTTGAACGCGGGGAAATCCAACCATCAGCGGCCACCGCCTCGACATACCCTTCGTGGCTTCCCGTAGAAAAGTTACTTGTCACGCCAGCATAGTTCGCCGGTACAATTATAACCTCGTACTCTGTATCGCCTACCAATCTATGCCGTACCTCGTAAACATATAGCGTTATTGGATCTCCGTTTGAATCCGTAACAACCGGTGACCATCTTATTGTTGCGTTGTTAGTGTCCGCGGTTATAGGGTCGAATACATCACCAAATATTGGCTGCTCGCCATCGGCAACAGCATCAGAAACAAGATTTCCATTATCAACCCTTCCTGGTGTGACGGTATCTGTCACCTCTAAAGCGTAAGCAATTACCGAAAAAACCAGACCAGCAAAAAGCAAAGCGTTTTTTATCATGGCGTACTCACTGACACGGTTGCTGGTTGCGATGGGGTCACAATAGGCGCTTGCGCTGTGAATCTTGACGTTATTGTCTCAGTGTTGCCAGAATTATCGTCAACAGTAACGCTGAACACGTAGGTATTGCCTACTGACAAGGCTGGCATATTAGCCTTAACAATCCCACGCTCGTCTCTATCAAATGACGTGATATTTAAAACAGTACCCGGCGTTGACGTATCGTAATAGCTCAAAGATAACGTGGCCCAATTTACGCCAGACTGAGCATCTGTGACGCCTACCCTTATTTTTTGGTTTATCGGCGCTGAACCGTTTTGTGGGCTGTATATATGAAGCGCTGGTAATTGATTATCGTCCTCATAACCAAAACCGTCGGTGCTTACCCCTGGATAATTTATCGGTAATCCTAGATCAACCCACCTCGCGATAGTTCGCTTTTCTTCAAACGTTAGCGACAATGCTGGGTGTGCGTCTGGGTAATCAACGTCATCCCCTCGTGTGGCGTTTGTTCTCCCGTCCAAGCGCTCACCCCACGCCACCCACACAAACTGTGACATGCGGGCTTGCGGGCTTCTTATCCATTTTGATACTTGTGGCTTTATATAATCGTAACCGCCTGACTTTGTAAGACGGGGCCATACTGCGTCGCCGTCATCCAATATTAGGGCCGAACCGGACCCGCCTGCAGTGTGGCACGCTACACACTTGGCATCAATTATTGGCTTTACGTCTCGATTATATTCGATATCCCACGAGCCGCCGGTCTTTATATCTACGCCGCCATTTTCTGAAATAACCGGCACCCTATCTCCTGTCAAATCCCAATATGAATAAGCGATCATTTCGTCTGTGTCAGACAAACCTGAAACGCCCGTTATCGGCATACCTTTACCAGCTTGTGTTGTTTCAAAATCAAGTTGCGTGGTGTCTGTGCTGTGTACGTGACAACCGCCGCAATCCGTTCTTTCTTCGCCTGGTGGAAGGCTGCGCCACACTGTCTCTGAATAAAGAGTCATGCCGTTAGCGTCTAATGCCTGAATTGTTGTTGGTGTGTCACTCGGTATTTTTGCCCACCAGCTTGTATCATTGTTGCCCTGTCCGTCGATAGTCGATTTGTGTGTTAGCGGGAACTCGCCTAGAATTTCCCAGCTCTCATCATGAACAGCCGCAAATCTTCTTGGCTCTCTGTTTTGCCTTGAGTCTTCTTGATATAACCCCAGACCTGAGTTTGATGTACCTGTTAGAATGGGGGAAGTAAAGGGTATCTCAGGGATTGCTAGAATTCGAACCGCATGAACGTCTTCATCATTAAATAGACCAACCTCTGTTCCGAATATTGCCCATTCGCCGCCGTGAAGCTCTCTTTGAATGTTGTTTTTAAATCTATGGTCGTGATATGTCTCACGATTAATCATAGAGCTTGTGCCAATCATAGCGGCTGCTTCGCCTTTGGCTACGTGTTTCGAACCGGCTTCTTTTCTGACGGAAGGGATAACATCGGGCGCAGACTGGCCGAAAACATCACTATATGGGACCAATGCACGCGGCCATATCTCATTGTATGAAGGATCGTCTATCATTACTGCAAGCTGGTTGGCGTCTTCGGGATCTGTTACAGAAGCCGTCTCCGCATTTTTGAATAAATAAATCCCCGACTTTAGCGCTTCGCATCTTGACCCATTGGGATACGGATTAGAAAGCCCGAACCTAGTGCCATCTGGTTGCCCTGAGCATGCTGGCGGGTTGGAAACTGCTGCGGCATCGCATAAAACATAACACCCTGCATCAAAAACATTTACATAGCCGGGGCTGTACGACACAAGCATGTGCCCGCTTTTCCCCCATGATGGATAGGAATATTTGCCCTCTCTATCATCCCCATAAGGAACATCTAAACCGCTTCTGCTTGGCATATCGCCATTTTCTGAGTGAGGCGTTATGACCCATACATTATCTGCGTTTGGCCTATCAAGAAAGCGCTTACTCCATGTTGATGTTATGTTCTTAACTTTTTGCTGTGGAAAATTCCCAGGCAAAAAAGATCCGTTGTGCGGTGCTACGTCATAGCGAACCAAGGCACCGAAACCAAAGTCATAAGACGGATAATACCAACTTACAACAATGTCCTCGTTTGCTAACTGTGTTATAAAATGATTAACATTTTTTGCGTGGTCGTGCGGCTCGGTAAACTGCTGTAGGTTTGACCCGTCCGGGTGCATAGTAAAAAGCTCTGTCATCGCATACCGAAACTTATGCGCGAAGTCTTGCCATGTCGAAAACATGATCCGGCCGTCTTTAAGCTGCATGGGATGCTGTATCATGCTCATGCCGCTTTTTTCTATTTGAAGCATGTTTGATAGTTCCGGCGTGTTCATTGTGCCGTCATGGTCGTCTATCGTGTACATATGCTGAACCGAACTATCCATATGAGTCGTGCCAGTTTTGAACCCAATGGTGCCCGCACGGTTGCTCGTGAAAAGTATCTTACCGTTTGATAACGGAACCGGGGCCATATCACGGATAAGCCGGCACCCTATGAAATTAATACACGTGACTAAATCGTCTTCTGGGTCCGTGTTGCCGGCATACTTTGACGAGTTATAATTGCCTGGAAATGTTAGCTGAACCTCTGTGTATGGCGCTGTGCCGCTTACGTCCACTTTATATATATATCCTGCGGCATACTTACCAGCAATTGCCTTTGGTATCTGACCATCGGACGTTGGTATATCAATTATTTTTGAATAATAAACCGTTGTACCGTCATAACTGACGTATGGGTCCATTACTGAACATGTGGCATCACAATCGATAATCGTTTCTGTTGATCCGTCCGGCTTCAGCCTCATAAGATCAGCGCCGCCTAAAATCCTATATGGTCTTTCGCCCTGCGGAATGTCGCCCTCGTTCAGATTTATAGGATAATTCACGTAGATAATGTCGTAATCAACACCATGATCTTGTGGTGCTGCATGGGCAAAACACGCAATAAACGCAATGCAGAAACATATAATCTTATTCATCAGTACCCACCAGACATATAGACTGCCCTAGCTGCCGACCTAACTGGTATGCCCGGCTCTACTTTGCACAGATCCCATACTGCCGCGAAAAAAGACGCTTGAGACTTACCATCTGTTTCGCCTGACATGGCCTCAAGAAAGCCAGACAGATATTGCGAGTAAAACGCATGTTCGTCTGGGCTTGCATCTATAAAGCCGCCGCAAAACTCCCAAGGCTGCGTGTAATCCTCAGAAAACGCCATAGGAGAAAATAACATAACCATTGCTAAGATTAACGTTTTCATATTACGCCCCCAGCGCCACGGTGCTAACGTTTGATAAATTATCTATTGTTGTTTCGCCCGCTGACTTATCCACGAACGCGCTTGCGCCACCGTCAAGGTTTAACAGCGTTATGCCGGGGTGATATACGTTTTTTGTGGCGTTGGTGTCGTTTTCGTTCCAGAAGTGACGTGGAAAATCAGAGCCGTTTCTTGTGACTTTCGGATTGTCTAGCCAATATACCGTTGGCGACACTCCGACATCTGACCGTAGGTTAACGCAGTAATGCGCACCGGATTGTCGGCAATTTGAAAAATCAAATGTTGTGTTTGATCCAATAACAACAGCGCCAGCGTTAACGTCGAAGGGCATTTTTACGCCGTGTACTGTGACGTTACTGTGAATTAGTTTTGCATATTTACCAACAGCAATTCCACGGTCGGCATCTGTAAAGCTGCAATTATCGAGATACACAACAAGCTCGTCGGCGCTTGCTCTGTCTACAATATCAAGCACCTCGGCGTTATCACCGCTGTTTTGTATATCCCTAGAATGAAAGTCAGATATTTTTACTTTATTAATAATTCCTGAAGCTTTTCCGTGATCAACGTTTGATACTCGTATGCCGCCAACGCCACCTATTGATCTAATGTTGCTGATAGTCTCGTTATAACTTCTGCTTTGGTGGGTTATTCCTAACGTATCTGCTCTGTCTCTCACCGGATAATGAGCGGTAACATCACATACTAAACCGTCTGCGCCCTCTTCGTGTGTGTCTGTTGCGCACCCATAAGAATAATAACTATCAACGCCGCGGCACACAAAATTGGTTGGATATCCACGCTGGTGCCATGTGGTAGTGTTATTATTATTACCGTCTGTAGTAAAAGCTGGGTGCCTGCAATTTAAAACTACCGCGTGAGTAGCGGTGCAATTGTCGTTCATACCGTACTGGCTAACGCCGTATGAGTAGCCGTTATAATCAGCATTGTTATGTGCGTTATACATTGCATAGTGGTGTACTTGGGCATCAAAACAGCACGTGTGCATTATGAACATCGCCCACGGTCTATCATAAGATGCCCTAGTAACCCTAGGATGGCAGAAACCTTCAAAATAAATACAGCGCTCCCTAACTGTTATATTAGTGTCGTCGGGGTCGCCATTTGGCACTACTTTGACGCCATCAATTTCAAATTTTCTGGTTTTATCTAATTTACGAACTCGGATGTTTGTTGTCCAAAGTGAGGGGCGCGCCAATGGCTTGTTAGTGCTAACAACTAGGCTTGTTTCATCTTGTATTACTTGCTTAATTTCCCCGAGATAACCGCCGCTTTTTGAAGGGTTTCCGTCGTCGCTATACACTGCTATGACGTCATGAGCGACTATCCCTAGTGTGCTTGCTAGCGTTAGCTCTGATGTTTTTGTGCGTCCTACGCTGCCAAGCGCGTGAGTTGCAACTACCTCTGCGCTGGCGTTGGCAGTGTTGCGCACGTCAATGCATCGCGCGTCATTGTCTTGGGCCAAATTCAAATCTTTAAGCAAAACATCATCAGTTGCGCCCAGTGAACCACGCTGCCCAAAGTTTCTAAGCAGGGCCAGCGTACCCGGCGCTTGGGTGACTCTATTCCCCTGATTTGCTGAGACAAACTGCTCAAGTTCAACAGCCATGTCTGTTGCGCCTGTCGGGTCGCTGGGTACCCAGATAACTGAACCATACGGCATGATCATATACCCTTGCTAATTGTTCCGCGTTTGCGTTTTTTGCGCTTAACCTCCCCAATAGGGGGGCTTGATTCATCGGCATTTCTTTCGTAGACTTTTTTAAGTTTAGGCCAAACAGGGTTTAACATTGTTATTGCAGCGTAATTATAAACTCTAATATCTAACGGCTCGTTGCGCTTTCCTGGCTCAAGAACCCATTTTTTTACAGGAAAACCTGCCTTATTTTTAGAATTAACCAACTTTTCAGCTGTTAAACCTTCAAAATATAATTCATCATTTTTAAAGTTAAAATGGCAATAGCCTGCACCTGGCTCGGTTTGCTTCAATCGTCGCTCTAGCCATATCTTAGCCTGATCAACGGCAATATTCCATAATGAAACCTTCTTACCTGTTCTTTTGTTCTTGCTTGTGCCCTGCTTTATGAGCGGAAGCCCCCAGCCGCCCACGCCTCGCACGGGCCATACGCGCTCTGGCCTCATCTTTTCGGCAAAATCATATACCTGTTGCGTGTGGTGGCCGCCTAAATCTATTGCCATACATGAAGCGCGCATTCTGTGGCCGCTTTGATGCATAAAAGTGTTATTTAAAAAATAATCTTTTAAATCTTTCCAGACTTGTTCTCGTGATGGGTCGCCAAGTATCACGCCATAGGCCATTGACCATGATTCTAAGCCCTCACCCCACGCTACAACCTCATATTCTAGCCGGTTGTCTTGCACGTCAACGGCCATAGTGAGCGCTAGCGCTGATTGTGGGACTTCCTCGTAGTTCTCGCGCCGTGCGAGCAGTGTGTGCGGGTCTGCGCGCTCTCCGGCCTCTTCCCAAACCTCAGCTTCTACTGTATTTTTAAAAACCTTTAACTTTTCGGCATTACCTTTTGCTTTCAAAAACTTTTGTTCTATTTCTGACCATGTTACAAAGTTTGAAGCGTACCCGTTTAACCAAAAACCCCTGTCTGGGTTGTCTGGATTCTCGTGAATATAAACACCTTCTCGTGACTTCCATTCTTGCTCTGTGTGTATTGAACCGCACTCGGTGCAAGTTGCCCTTATATTTAATCCGTCGATTACTAAAGTGTCACGGCATACCCAATTGGGATAGTCACAAGAAGGGCATAACATGCAATACTTTCCCATGCTGGTCTTTTCGTAGTGATCTGTTATTTGGCATATATGCTTATCAGTTGGTGTGCTGACTAAAAATATAAGCTTGTTGTGAAACGTCGTTGTACGGGCTTCTGCAAGGTCTACGGGGTCGCCTTCAGTGCCTGCGCTCTCGTTGTATCGGTTTATTTCGTCGCATAATAAAATTCTGATAGGTCGGCTTGCTAATGATGCTGGGCTGTTGCTACCGATTAAAGAAACATGACCACCTGCAAATGTTTTATGTAAAATAGTGTTATTTGCCGTTCTGCTTTTTGCGCTGCTGAATATATCCCTTAAAACCTTTGTATCTCTTATCATTGTGCTAAGGCGATCTTTTGAAAAAGCCTCAGCCATTGATTCTGTGGGCTGTACTAATAACATAGGGCCGGGGTCGGTGTGTGCGTAATATCCTATAATATTAAGCAAAAGTTCAGTTTTTCCCACCTGACTTGCAGACTTAACCACTACTCTTTTATATTCTGGATTTTTGCAGGCGTTCATTATTTCGCGGAAATACGGAGCGCGACTCGTGCGCCATAGTCCAGCCTCTGCGCTGGCTTCGCGTGATAAAACTCGGTAGGTGTCTGCCCATTCTGAAACGGGTATGTCAGGTGGGGGTTTAAATGAATTGTATAGCTTTGAAGTTGCTTTTTTTAGGCGTGGGTTATTCACTTTTTGTTTTTTCTTTTTCTTTTATTCCTAGGCAATAACCAAATAACGTTTTGAAGTCATGAAATACGATTACGCATTTACCGCTTTCTCTTTCTAAGACTTCATAGTAATATTCATTTTCAAACTCAAGCCTTAGCCCTAGGCTTTTTAGTGTTTTAACACAGTAATAAAATTGCCTCTGATACTTGTAAAGCTTCACATAGTCGGGATTCATTCGACAGTTTTGTTCCTGTCCTAATTCATCATAACTTTTTGATTCACTCATCGTAATAGCTCTCTGTTTCAACCGTTACACTATCAAGCGTTGCGGTAAATTCTTTTTTTAACTCTGATTCTATTTTTCTTGGGTCATCAATCGGCGCTAATATTTTTGATAACTTTGCTGGCAGTGCTAGTATGTTGTTGCGTAGTGTTATCGCTGCATTGCACCATACTCGCTCTGCGGTTTCTATTAAAACCAATTCGCCGCGCCCTCGCATTACTTTTAATTCTCTTTCGTCTGCTTGTGCTTTTGTTAATCGTGCTCGCTCCGCATAGTAATCCGTCTCTGAGTCGCCGCTGCTTATATTCCCTTTAAGCATTTGGATATAATTATTAACGCTTTTTATTAGATCGTATGCGTTTCTTTCTGGTTTTATTATTATTCCCTTTTTGCACAAATCTTGTACTTGTGTGTGAGACAAGCTTAGAGCCGCACAGATTGCGGCTTGGTTAACAAGTATCTGATTTGTGGTTGTCATGCATTAGTTGTATCCGTTCAAACGAAGGTTACCTAAAAAAATTGCGCCTAGCGAAAAAACGGGCGTTGGCCCTG